AGTTAGGGTTTGGTATCGTTATCTTTTCAGATAATGTAACTACCACAACATTGCTACCTAAATTTAGTCTTATCATACACTAATAATATATGATTAATAAAGTTAAGTACAAAAAAAAGGCAACCCGAAGATTGCCTTTTAATTATTTGTGTAAATATTAGATTAATGATGTAACGATAGCTTGAGAAACTCCGTAAGGGTAATATCTCTCCTCGCCCGTAAATGTTAAAACGAATCCGTTTAAATCATTTGCAGTTTTACCCGTTCCTGCCGTACCCGTTGACAAGTCTAAACCATTCTCGGCACCATACAAACTAAATAAGCCGTTCTTATCTTTAACGATAAACATTAAAGGTTTTTGAGCAAGAACTCTTATTTCGTTTCGTTTAGCAACATCGAATTTGTCTAATTGAATCTCAACTGACTGCATGATATAACCACTTCCTGCCGTTACTTCCCCTGCGTTATCTGCTTTAGCTTCTGAGGTGTTTCTTCTAAGTTCGTATTTGTAGAACTTCTTACCCCCCGTCATTGCCATAGTAGTAACTGCACCTGCTGATGTTGCAAAAGTAGCAGTATTTAAATACTCTAACTCGCCAATGTAAACCTCATCGACTCCCCCGATACTATCTCGGCAGTCAAGAGTGAATCCTGTTGATAGTACACAAGACATAATTATGCTAATTTAAAGGTTACGATTTCGTTAGGGAACTTAATTTGAGTACCAACCTTGAAGTGAATGTCAAGCATCATAGTCAAGTCAATTGGGTTCTCTCTGATGTTGAAGCTATCTTCGTCAGATTCTAAGTCAGTTCCGATAATAAAGTTTGAAGTTCTACCTAAGTGGATTTTGTTAGTACCATCCAAACCGAAGTAAACAACAACTTTAATACCTGTACCTGGCAATATTAACTCTTGAGATTGATATGCACTTCCGTTAACTCCGTCATAGTGGAACATATTAGCGTTCTTCAAAGCAACTACCAATTTGTCGAAAGTATCGCCACCACACATGAATTGGATGTCTGTTTTACCTTTCAGTTTTGCAGGTAGTAACGCCCACATACCATCGAATATACCTATAACATTTGAGGTTGTAATACCTGTACCTGTGGTTATACCTGTTGGGTTACCATTGATAGTTGTAGCACTTGCATCTGAAATGATTTTGTTGAAACCATCAAACTTAGTTAAGTTAGCACCACCTGAACCACCGATAGCAGATTGCCATAATGCAGTTTCGTGTGCTTCAGTCATCAAACCTAATAGGTAGTTTGTGAAGTCTTGCTCAAATGCAATATAGTCATACTTAGAACCTGGGCGTAATGCTCTTTCAGTCCAAAATCCTTCAAGTTCTTTTGCACAAAACTCTTGTTGAATTTTAACCTTACCTACTGTAATGGTTCTTTTTGAGAAACCTGTTTTACCTGATGGGTCGAAAGAACAACCTGTATCTGTTTGGTAAAATAACTCGGTTGTAATGTAGTGCAAATCAGCAGTTGATTTGATACCTGTTTGTTTAGCGAAAGTTGCCCCTGTTTTACCCTCGTAAAAAGAGCGAACTAATAGCTCTAGTGATTGGTCATTAACGACTGCTGGTAAGCCAGTAGTATCGTATGAGAATTTTTTTAATAGCATGGTTATTATTTATTTATTTTTATTTAGTATTTCTGTTAATCTTGAAAATTGTGAAGCACCTACACTTGCTGACTTTCTTTTAGCGTCATCTTTAACGGGTTCGGCTTCTTCGGTCTTAGCTAAGATTTCGATTGCTGAAAACAATGCAGTAGCTTTAGAGTTTAATGCTTCAATCTCTTTAGTGTACTTACTATGTATTTCTTCGATTTGTTTGTTGAAGTCGTTAGCTTGGTTTTCTAATGCTTCGTTTATTTTAGACATCATTGCTTCATCGGTCAAAGGATTTTCTTCTTCAGCAGTTGAAACTTCTTCGATTAGTCCGTTTGCAATTTTGATAACTGCACCACCCTCTAATTGGTGTTCGCCATCGGGTGCAACTACTTCAACGCCATCAGCACCGATTAATTTAACGGCTTCGCCTACTGCGATAGTTCCAACGATAACGCCCGAACCATCTAATAGATTAGTCTTAGCTAATTCGATAGCAGGTTCAACGGGGGCTTCTTCACTAAACACTTTTTTGAGTTGATTAGTAAGGTCTTCGCCTAAGACCTTTACAAGTTTATTAAATTCCATATTATTTATTAATTTATTTTTGATATCTTCATATACATTTTTAGGGGCTTCATCTACTTTCTTGTCGTTAAAGTAACCCTCAACACTAAAACCTCTTATCTCGCCTTTCTTAGCCATCTCCCATACTGAATCATCTTCTATTTTTACATAGCCAAACCAACTCCCATCGGGTGCAGGTGTAAATCCTTCGGGTGTTTTAATGCCTAATTTACTATCAACTATGAAGTGAGATACTAAATAAGCACCTTTAACGGGTTGATTATCGTTGTGATTAAGGTTAAATGACAAAGGTTTGCCACTTTTAGCCAACTTATTGACGATTCTAGCGATACTTTCAGCAGTAAATTTGACATAATATTCAGTACCGTCCTCATCTCTGCGATAAATAGGTTGCTCTGAACACATCAAAAACCCCCCTAATATCCTCTTTTCTTCATCTACAACACTAAATTTATAGTCAATCGGCTTCTCATCTTCTGAAAATGTATGCCAATTCCTTTCAATAGCAGGCTGAAAAACTAAGCCAACTGCGAAAACCGATGTTTCATCATCTAAATTTTCGTCAATATCTAAAACATATAAAGGTAGCTTCGTCATCATAATAATAATATTTAAAAATTAAATAGGTGCAATATAGAATTATATTAAAGTTGCGTTATGTCGTATTCTTGCAACTCTACCTTGTGAATCTGTGATGTCCTTTTCTAAAACATAAACCCTTTGGTTAGCGTTCATAGGTGTTCTATTAGCTTGGTAGGTATCTATTCTTGGTGGTTGGCTTGACATTCCACCACCACCTTGAGAACTCGGAGCAGATACCGAACCCCCACCCCCTAATAAACTCTTTGCCTTATTCGCTGCACCTAAAACGGCTGCAACTTGTGAAGCATAAAATACGGGCATAGTAAATGCAGCAGCAGGACCAGTACCGACTGCCGTTTGTTGTGCAATTCTCAAACCTTGTATAAATCCTAAAGCCGTGTCCGTTGCTATTTGGGCAAGTGCTAAAGACTTCCCGATTGCAGTGTTTTTAAATTGTTGCCCTAATGCCAACTCACCTAAAGAGTTCAACGCTAAATAAGAATCATTAACGATTGATATTCTCGCTGCTTCAACGGCTTGGAGTTGTGCAATTCTTTCTTCTGCTAATTTCTTGTCTAACTCTAAAATCCTTTCGGCTGCATCTTGCTCGGCTTGTACTTCGGCATCTAATTGAGCCATTAAATCAGCCATTGCTTTTTCATCTTGTGCCTTTTGCCACTCAGCCATTCTTTCTTCGGCTGCGTTTTGTTCTTCAAGTTCAGCCATTAAACCCGTCATTTCTTGCTCTCTTGCAAGTCTTAACTTTTCTTGTCTTATCTTAGCGTCGGCATCTCTTTTATCTTGGTTCTTTTTTCTTTCATCCTCTAGCTTCTTATTGAAGTCTGCGTCTAATATTGCTAATTCGTTTTTCTTATCTAAAAGGTCTTGAGCAAGTTTAACTTGCATTTCTTTGTCGCCCGATAAGTAACCTATCTGCGCATTTAAATCGGCTCTCTCAGATTCCTTTAGTTTCTTAGTTGCCAAATAAACTTCCTTTGCAGTTGCCCCTTTTGCTACCAATAAATCCAATTCTCTTTTTAAATCATTAGTTCCACCTGACCTAACCTTTCTATTGTTATTGTAAACTTCGGCTTCATCCCTTGCTAAGTCAATCGCCTTTTGTCTTGCTTCGTTTTGTTTTTCTAATTTCTCGGTTGCTTCTTCGGTATCGTCCCCCATTGATGACATTGCAGCAGCTAAGGCAATTATACCCACAATAACTGCACCCACTCCCGTTGCTAATAATGCTATTCTAAAGGCTTTCATTGCTCCCGTACTTGTTCCGACTGCCGTTGCATAGACTGTTTGTGCTGCCGTTGCAATTCCAGTTTGAACAGTATTGAATATATTTGCCTTGCCTAATAGATTTGTACTTAACGCACTCTCTTTATTAAGTGTATTTGCTACTGCTTGTATCCCTGCAAGTGCCGACATAGCCCCTTGCAACTTGACCATTGTAGCTTGTAGTTCTTCGTTTTCATCTCCTAACATAGCAGCTACACCTTGAACGGCAGCAAACCCCCCGACAAGACCTTGTGCAGCCGACATCAAAGCGTCTAACTTTTGAGAATCACTTGCTAAGTTTTTAACCCTTGCACTAACATCTCCTATCTTATCTTGTAACGCCCCCGCCTCTTTACTTAGTTTATTAAATTGGTCGTTGTCTAAAGTCCCCGAAGCGAGTAACGCTTTCATCTCCTTTAGTTGAGTTTTTAAACTCTTTGTTTTTAATTCGACTTGCTCAACCGAATCGCCACCTTTGATGACTAAGTCAACTTCTATTTTAGTTTTTGCCATTATATTAAATTATTAAGTTCTGCTTGAACCATTTGAACTGTCCATGCTGCTGATGCACCCCCGTTCACACTTGCCCCGATTATTAAATTACTTGTTGTTGAATCAAACCCTGCCGATGTAACTTGCAAAGTAGGAGAGGGTAAGTTTTGTAAACCCGTTGTACTTAGTCTGTGTCTTACTTGCCCCGTTCCTTGAATCACTGCCGATGTTCCACTGCCTACACTTCTAAAGGTTATCCAAAATTCAAAAGTACCTATGTCTGCAACTGCTGTTTGTGCTAAGAAAGTAAATGTCAATATCGTAGTGTCTGCCGTTGTTCCGTTTGTTCCTATCTTTATTCTTATTATAGGGGTTGCCGTTCCTGCTGCCGTTTTACTAACATCAAATATTAACTTGTATCTTGAACCTGCCTTTAAAGAACTATTAGGGATTGAAATATTAGAACCCGTTAAATAAGTTTCTGTTGCAAATCCTGCCCCTTGTTGTGCAACCGATTGATTGTAAATTGGAGTAGGTGCTACTTTAGTCACTAAGTTTGCCCCCTCAGTTGTCATACCTAACTTAGTTTTTATAGTTGTTGCCGTTTCATCCCCCGTATTAGTCCCTGAGTTAGTTCCCGTAATATCAGTTAAGAACGCCAAAGTCCCGTCTGCATTTTGGAATGTGTAGGTGTGAGGTGTTCCACTCTTAGTTATTTCTAAATTTAATGCGTTCTTTGTCATAATTTTAATGTCGCTATTCCTTTTATAGTTGCTATGCCTTTAATAGTTGCTAAACTTGTGTCCTTGTCTAAATAAATTGTTAGTACTGCCCCATAGTAATTGTCGGGACTTGCCCCACCACTTGAGTATGGATTGTTGAAATTAGCATAAGAAGTGTAATCGTCAAATGTTTGATTTGCCCCACCTGAATCGTATGCCATAATAAAATCAACATCGCATGAAGCCACTATCCAATAGTCCGTACCACTTGTTATGCTTCCGTTTAAACTGCAAGTACATATTGCCCCTGTTGTAGTTAGTACACCCGAACCCGAACCAATCACTACCGAAGTGTCGGGAACTCCTGCACTATCTAAATATAATGCCACTTTAAAGTTTCCGTTTACACTATTAGCTTGTAACCATACTTTAACCGAATCAAATGTATCCGATACCGATGCCGTGAACTTACACCCTAATTGAGCAGGTGCAGTATACACTCCCGTAAAATTACCCCCTATTGTATCGTATCCTAAAACATTCATTAGTTCAAAGTGATTAAGCCTTTAACATTTGTAACCTTTAAAGTAGTTGTTGAAATCGCTACTAACTCCACATGGTCATAGTCATCGGTTGAAGCTAAGAATCCCGAAGTCCCGATAGTTGTTTGATTAACACCATTAACTCCACCCTCATCCCAAATAATTTGTTGTGAGGCGTTTTGGGCTATCTTCCACCCCCCTGCACCTGCGCCACTAACAACAAATGTGTCTAATATACTTAATGAACTCGGTAGTGTTAAAGTAACTAAACCTGCATTGTTTGCTAAGTACGCATTGCCTGAAGCCATAGTATCTGAAGTGCCTGAAATATTATTCCAAGTTATTCCACCCCCACCACCGCCACCCCCACCTACTTTCCACTTAGCACTCCCACTTGAAGATTCATAAGTTAGAACATAATTATTAACGGGGGAACTCATGTCAATTTTTATGCCGTCAATATATTGAACGCCACTCTCTGAGATTATTAAGTCACTTGTATTGATTAAAACAACATCCGTAATACCTGGCAATATTACATTATTATCTCCTTGTATAATTATATTTGCGTTATCCCCACCTAAGTTATTGCCGTTGCCCGTTACTACTATCCCATTGGTGTTGTCGTTAATTACATTCCCCCCCGTTGAAAGTAATCCTTTTTTAATAACATTTTGGTCGGTGTTATATCCCCCGTCTTTTTCGCCTTGACCATTCCCACCACTTGAAGTTACTATTGTAGGCGTAAACACTGCTTGGTATGCGAACTTTAAAAGTCTACATAAGGTTGTTTGGTTTCCGTTAGGGTCATAATCTTGAACTGTTAGAAGTCGATAAGCGTTGTCTTTAACCCAATAGGTCTTGCGAAAATCTAAATTTGCAATGTCATTAGGTCTAAGTTTAAAGTATGCTTCAACTAATTTACTATCCTTGTTCCCTATTTGTTCCCATTGTGATTTGTGGAATTGGTTGTATAAATTATTATCGGTTGTAGTAACTCCACTCGATTGAGGGGTTAGGTAAAAATAAAAGTCTTGAACATCAAATGCAAGGTCATAATTAGGTGCGATTAAATCATCTACATGACCTGCGTATGGATAAGTAGTGTAATCGGTTGCACTTGTATTGTCATTATTCCAATATCTTAAACGCCCCGACTTCATCCCGTCAAAGTATGCTATAATAGGCTTGGGGCTTTTCTCTTGACTCATGCCATCGAAAATAGTCCTCATTAAAACATTTTGGTCGTCATCCTTTTGTAATGGGATTAATGAGAATGGTATTTCAACTTTCTTAGTTTCTTTTACAAACTCATTGTTAAATATTAAATCTCTATACCCATAATTAAAAGATGTCGCTTGTTTGAATATCTTATTTAGGTCATCCCCATTATCTGCATAAGTAAAGACTAATTCTTTATTTTCAAGTAGACCTTGAGGTTTAATTACAAAGTCTTTTGAGGTGTCTAACAAGTCTGTCCAATCAACTATATCGTCGGTGTAATAAATATCTCTAGGCTCAATAACTACACCCGTTTCGTAAATTGTAGACATATACAAATTGAACATCTTAATGATTGCCATTAAAAAGTCAGTTTGTTTCATGTTAGGCAACACATCGTATATGTTGAATGTTTGCCCGTAGTTTATTTGACCATCTTCATATTGAGTGTATCGGTTTGTTGTACTCTTAAAAGTAATAACACTTAATTGGCTATTTGCCCAACTACCCCCGACATCGAAGTTCCCTACACAAAATCTAACTTCATCCCCTGCTTGTAATTCCGTTGAATCAATAGCTATTCTAAAGTTATAATTTAAGTTTGTAAAACCCGAAATAAATGGGGTATCTCTGCCTATGATAAAATAAGAAGTCCCACGCTTACGGATTGCGTACAAATATAAAGTACCTGAAGAACCCGTGTTAGTTATTTCTAAAGTCCCCTCAACTTCAAAATTAGTATAGCCTGCGTTTAGTTTTGTGAAAGTTCCCGTTGTTGCATCATATTGGCTTAAAGGGTCTACACTCTCAATGTTATATTGTAAAGCGATAGCATAAATCAAAGCTAAATTATTGGCGTTTGCACTACTAACTATTGACAAACTTTGGTCTGTTGACCTTGTAGCCTCGACTAAACTATTATCAATCTCGGTTTGGTTTTGTCTAAACTTTGCAACATCACATTCAAGTATTAACTTTTTAAATTGTGTAGAATCAAAGAAACTTGCAACCTCTAAACTTACATCGGCTTCAGCAAAGATAGCGTTAATAATATGCTTAACATAAATGAAAGGTTTGAACGCTTGGTAATTGTAACTTAGGTTATAACTTGCATCGGTGTTTCTTCCGTACCTACTTAAACCCCTATCTAACATTGGATAGGTTAGTTTAATAGTCGGGTCGAATGTTGCCGTCCATGAATCTACTATCTCGGTATCATTCCATGTTGCCGTTCCTAAAGTTGTTAAATCGTTTAAAGTCCTATCTAATAGCCTTGAAAAGATGTCAATGTTCTTGCCATAAATAGTTATTACATAAATAACCGAATCATTGTTTAATACTTTGATGTCGGTTAATTGACAATAGCCACTTATTTGTTGTAAGGTGTCTTGATAATAAATACAAGACGCTTTCTTAGACGGGTTAAAGTCGGGGTTAAGTTGGTCACTATTCCTAATCGAGAATGATACATCAAACAAAGATTTGAAAACAAAATCATTTAACTTACTGCCAGGTATCTCAACCGACTTACTAAAGTCACTTTGTCGTTTAGACGGGTCATCAATGTTGTAGACTTCCTTAGTTATGTTGATATCTAAGTCCTCAATCGTATCAATCGAGTACCCACCTATTACGAGTTCATTTCTCATAGTCTTTGTCTTTTAGTATCTGCACTTAACTCCACTTCAATAGTTACATTGAATAACTTTTCTTTTATTGTACTCTTAGCTTGGTATTCAGTAGTTAGGATATTAACTGCAACAAATTGATTGTCTATTATCATATACACTAAAGGCGATTGAACTAACTCCTTAAGCCAAATACTTGTTTCACTATTTACAAACCCACTATTCAAAGTGTATTTTTGTTTACTTGAATTAAAGAAGTTGCTACGTTCGTGTGAGTAAGTATTGAAAGTTATTCCTGTGCTTGTTCTTGTGCCTTGTAAACGATTATAATTAGAAGATTGTACGCTTATATTGTCGTCAGCTATTTGAGTAAAATTAAACGCATCCATACGACCCAAAGGATTAAGCCAAAATAATCTATTATAATTTCCATCCCTTGTACACTCTCGGTCTATTTTAAATGTTAGGGTGTTACTTACTAAGGTGTTTGTGTTGTTTTCAAACATTACATCATACTTAGAAACTCCGTCAGCGATTAAAGGTTGAGCCGAACCCGATGCAACAGTCCATGAGTTAAGATTATTTGCCCCTACTAACACGGATAAGAAGTGTTCTTTGTCTGTGGTATCTGCAACCCATGTATTGGCAAATGTGCTATTCTTTAAAAGAGTTCCACTTTCATCGTATGTTTTAACCCTCATGTGGTCAGTCCCGTTTGAAGCATAGTTCAAGAACCCTAACTCATAAGAATCACCTACTCTAATATCTATTGTACTCGGTTGGTTAGTCAAGAATGTTCCAAAGGTCAAAGGTATACCCTTATAGACTAAATCATCTATTGGACTATTGATTTGTTTTAAATAAGTTTGAGCCGAATTGATAGCATAAATGTAAGTACTCTCAGCACTTGCATAACCACTTATGACTGCCCCGTATTCCTCTCGTATATTAACCTTAAACTTTTTATAAACATTTACACCCGTATTAAAACCGACTGTCCCATTGATTAGGTTAGTCATGTCATAGCTTAGATAGTTTTCAATTATTCGGTGTGCATCTAAATCACAAGTCCCGTCTGCGTAATAAGGTGGTTTTCTAAGTTCGGTTATTACATTTGCCGAAGCATCTAATATCTGAACCCTATATCTAAAATTAACTTGAGTGGTTTCAGAACTCGAAGCTAAAAAAATTATAGGGTCAAACCCACTAACAAAAAGGTCGGGTTGTTGAATGAATGTAACTGCCATACACTCATAATATATTAATAAGGGGTAAAAATACCTACCTTTTAAATTCGGTTATCAATCTAAATTCAACCTCTTGACCAATAATAGAACTTAACTTATTAGTCAATTCGTTATAAGATTCTTGATTAAAAGTATCTGAATAAAATTTAGTGCCGTCAATACCTTTCATTTTGATAGCGTCTGCCATTGCTTGAGCCATCTGAAACGAATCATAAATAACCTCTGACCTACTTTGTTTGCTACTCTTTCTAACTGCTATCCCTTTTCGAGCAATGTAGTCTTGTAAGTTAGTAATCATTTGTGGTGGGGTTGCCATGTTCTTAAATGAGAACCCACTCGGATAGTCTTTGTTAGTGTAGGTCTTTGTCGGTATTCCTAATGCTGACTTATTTACCAAACCCTTGACCCCTAAGTCTACAAACATCCAATAATCATTTAGGTCTATTTGCATTGTAACAATTTGACCTTTGATAGTCGGATTGTTAGCGTGAATACTTTGGGCTAGATTACTTTCGACTTTCTTTTGCTTGAGTCTTTCTCTTAAAAGTTTACGCATTTGTTCTGCGTTCTCGTTGCCCCATTCTAAAAGAACATCGGCACACTTGTCTAATATTTCATCGCTTAGTGTCATTTCTTAGGTTGATTATCGGCTTTGTCTTTCAAATAACAAAGATGGTTTAAAAATTCAAATGCGTTCATTTTAAAGTAGTAGTTGAACTTCGACCTATCTTCTTTTGCAAATAGCTTGTCAATCGTTGCATACCAACTCCATTTAGAAGTGAACCAATCCGTTTCGGTTTCTTCGGTTTCTTTTTCTTTATTGAATAAGACTGGGTAACTTCCGATAATTTCGCTGAAAGAAGTGCAAAAAAAAACCCTATCGGATAAGCGATGTCCACTTCTAAATGTTCCCTAAACATCTCTGCTCGTCTATTAAACTCGGTCATGTTTATATCCTCATCCTTTTCTTTGTAACATAAGGTGGCTAAGATAGAATGTAGATTATCAACGATTGAATCTTTCTCTTTAGTTAAGGTCGACATCGATATAAATTGCTCAGTATTCCAATCGGTAACATATTGATTGACATAAAACTTTTCTCCCTCACACTCAAACTCTTTAACGAACTCATCAGGGAATGAAGTTATGTCAGGAATAATAACCCCCTCTTGTTCCTTAAGAAAGTCAGTCCACTTCATTCGTCTATATTCTGCTACTGACTTCCCCGTTAAAACAGACATAACATTATAAGCCGTTCTAACTTCGTTATTATCCCCTAATTTAATCGCATGGTATAACCCTTGATATATTTTTATTTTCATCGTATTCTGTATGTTCCTATTGTTCTACCCTCTTTAAATGATTTGTATGCTAATGCTAAAGCCATTACACAGTCATCGTGAAATCCATCTCTTGCCGAATATCTTACCCCCGTTGCCGTGAATTTATATTCAAAGACTTCTAATTCATCGGTTATAACTCCTTGAGGATATCCTATTAGTCCTTGATGTATCGCACTTACAATACCCTCCATTAATTGTTGTTTGCTTTGTGAGGTAAACTTAAACCCTTGAATATTTGGTATGCTTAAACTTATTTCCTCAATGATAGGGTCGCCAACTCCCGTACTATCTGCATACCCTATTGTGTTTCTCGGTAACTCTAATAGACTATCCTTTGTATGTTGCCAACTCTTTTGATACCTTTTAAAGTGTGCTACATTACCATCCTCGTCTAATCCTATTTCAACTGTATAGTCATAAGACTTCGCTAAGTCAATGCCAAAATACTTAGGTTCTTTTGTACTTAATGGTTTTATACAATTACGAATAGCATCTGACCCAAATGGATTGTCAGCGTTCTGCATTGGGTTAGCCATGTACTCTTGCTCAAAGACTGCATGAGGTAACATTTGTTTTGCCTCCTCAATCTCGCTTATCGGTATGAATGGATTATCATAAGTAGAGAATTTAAAAGTTTTCCAATCCTCTCCCGTGTTTTGAGTAAGTGAAAAGAAATAGTCGAACCCTCTCGGAGTTGATACAAATAAAGCCTTACCCGAATAATCCGTTAAGGTTGCCCTTATAACTCTCTCCCATGCCTCCTTTAAGTTTTTTACATAACTTGCCTCATCTACTATAACCATGTGGAATTTATGCCCCCTTAATGAGTTTATGTTCTCACCAGTAAAGAACCTTAACTCGCCATGATTAAATTTTATAGTCAATTCAGTTCGATTAGTTTTAAATATCGAACCTCCTAACTCTACTATTTCATCGAAAAATACCGATGCTAATTGATAGGTCGGTGTAATATAGGCTACTCTTTTTTGAGCCATTATATTTAGGATTGAGATTTGAGAACTTATTAACGATTTTCCAAACCTCCTCCCACACAATAAAACAATGAATCGTTTATCGCAATTTAAAATTTGTTGTTGTGCCTCATGTGGCTTATGCAGGATTAACTCCGTCGGCATACTTAACTATTATTTCGCCTTTCGTTTCGGTTTCTTGACTTTCTTTTAAGTTGTTCAACCTTTGAGTTATGCTTGGATTAAAAAAGCCTAACATACCACCCGTTATTTGATTTTCTCTTATTTCTTCCTTTATCGTGCGACAGATAACATAGAAGTCTTCATAATAGTTATCGGTATTGTCAAAATAGTTTTGAACTTCGCCATATTTTTTTCTGCAAAATCTTTTAAACCCCTCTAATGTATAAGGTACTTTTTGAGGGTCTTCTACTCTTTCCCCATCTTTACCTACATACTGAATCTTAAGCCATTGTTTAGCTTCTTCCTTAAGGCTTTCTTTATATTGTTCAAATGCTTTCTCAAGGTCTTCTGGTGTCTTGAATATTCTTGTTGGGTGCATAATTAATTTTGTTTTTTAATATCTTCTAAGAATCGGTAAAATAGATTTCTATTGTCGGTATGGCTTGAAATATATTGAGGTTGTTTAGCCTTTGAAGTTGCTTCATATTGTTGGCTAATTTTATCAAAGTCAGTTTTGTGTCTTGCTCATAAACCCTTTTATTATAATATATGATTTTCTCTTATAGTTTTTTGATTATTGCTTCAATTTGGTATTCGCCATCCCCGTGTGCTTCAGAGTCAGATAAGTTTGTGCAGGTATTATTTGTTTCAATACTTATTATCTCGTATTTTTCTAATCTTAATCCTTGTTCAATTAAATGCCTTAGACTAAATGTATTTGGTGGTTCACTCCATTCGGGCAATATAAAATACTTATGGTCTAAATTCCATTTACTCGGTAATACTTTTTTTCTCTCGTACAAATCTCTGTGAGGTACTGCTATAATTAAATATCCGCCTTTTTTTGTTATTCTAAACCAATGACTAATAGCAAGGCATGGGTTTTCTAAGTGTTCTAATAAGTGAGAATTATAAACAAGGTCATAAGTTTCATCTTCAATGCCTTTCATGTAGTGTGCATCTCCGTTATCCTTATCCCATGTATCGCACCAATCGGTTAAAGGGTCTGAACCGTCATGTGTATCTATTCGACCTACCCCAATGTCAATTACTTTGCCATTTACATATTTTTCAAAGAATCCGTTTGCTTCTCTGCGTGGTTTACTTTTACTTGTTTCTGCCATATTATATTTTCTTAGCTACTATTTGTTCATGTCCTACTATGTGCCTATCTACTTTTAAAACTTCAAAACCATTGTCTAATAGTAATTGTTTTAAATCCTCAATGCCGTATATCCAAATGTGTTCAAGTCCGTTGAACATCTTTTCATCCATTTGCCCATCCTCTAAGATTATAGGACTTTGAATTATTAAGTGTCCACCTTGCACCATAAGTCTATTGCACTCCTCTAAGAATCCTTTACTATCTTCAATGTGTTCAAAGACATCTAAAGCTATTATGTTTGAGAAGTTATTAGTTTCCCATTGTTTTGATATTTCAGGGAAGAATCCAAAAGCTAAAGATGCACCTTTACAATACTTTCTTATTTCAGGTTCGTACTTTGAATCAACTTCGATACCTACGCAAACAAAATTTAAGTCTACCATTTGTCCTAATAAAACTCCAGGACTGCAAGCTATCTCTAAATTAGTTTTAGGCTCGATGTAAGTTAAATTTTCTAAAACAAGTTTATTCTTTTCAACTACATTGCCTACTTGTTCATCAATGCTTGACCTTATCGGAGTTGACCAATAATTATCTAAGTAAATGTCTTTAGGGTTCCCAAATACTTTACTCTTGTATGAGTTGCCTATTTTTTCGTATTCATCAATCATAATGCTCTATATAAAATTGTTTTGAATTGGTCGTGTGTGTGAAAAGTAAACCACTCGCCACCTTGTGGAATAACATTAGGGGCGTACATATATTGTTCTAATACTCGTTTTACTTTTAATTGTTCTGCTATTGAAAACGCTAAACTTTGCCCACCGATGAATAATTTACACCCGTTAATTGCATAGGCTAATTCTAAAGCATTTTGAACTTTTAAGTGTTGTATCTTATCATTGTGGATAGAAAGTCTTTTAAACTCCTTGTCAGTGCCTACAAAGAATACATTTTCGTATTTGTCTAATATGGTATAGTCTATAAAGTAATTATTATAGCGTGTAGTTCGGTTTACTATGATGTAATTATTACCGATGTTTTCGGGCAAGAATAAACATTGTTTAGACAAGTTAGGTCTAAATTCGTGGTAAGTGTTAGCAATCCAATTTTGGATATTCCCTGCACTTAGGTTTTTATAATCCTTTCTGAATAAATCAATATCAAAGTCTAAAACTACATTTTCATTTTTGCCTAACTTAATAACATCATGTATGTATGGTTGTTCTTTCATTAAAGGAGCAAGGAAATCAAACATATAATCATTCATCATTACTGCACCCGTTGGATGAGTTTCGGGAGTAAACCCACTCGGCATATCCATTTTAATGTAGTAAACTACTTTGCAGTTGTTATCTTGGCAATATTGGTATAAACTACTCAATGAGTAAATAATATCCCCTGCGTTACCACTACATTTAACTTTGATGTATTCTTTCATATTCTATAAATAATTTGTTTAAATCTCCAAACAATGCTTCACTCCATGCTAACCCGTCACATGATGAACACTTAGGCAAAGGGGCGTTAATCCCTAAGTCGTTTCTTAAGACATTTGCAATGTGAATATCATTATCATTGAACACTTTAAACCTTTCGGACATGGTTAATCTATAACGCATCAAAGGTTCTTGCAGTATCTCATATTGTGCCTTAGTTAATTCCATAGGTATCGGTTAATGATTTTTGTAAAGACAAAAGGCAAAAATACTAAAAATGGGTCATATAAAATAACCGAACTTATTAAACCTAACCAAAATGATAGACAAGTTGGGCAATTAAATGGTTTTTTTAGTTTTCGGTCTTTAAAGATATAACTTAGGAACTCGTGAAGTCCTAAAGCCATTCCACTAAGCCATAAGGCTGATAATAGAGTTGTAGCGTAATTCATTTATTTTTTTGATATTATAATTTTCTTTAACATATTCGTGAAGCCTTGCACCTAATTCAATTCCTTTCTTTGGGTTAGCTATTAAAGACTTCATTACACCATCCCAATCCCCTTTTGGCGTTAAGACTAAACCCTTTTCGATAAATTC